GTCTTACACTTATCTGGCGATCTTCTGCAGGGAAACTGATGGTCGCTACAGCGTATCCTTTCCGCAGCTGGATGGCTGCTTCACCGAAGGGGATTCCTTTGAAGAGGCCCGGCGCATGGCTGTTGACGCCATGAGCCTGCACCTCTACGGCATGGAACAGGACGGGGAAGAAATTCCCGCTGCCGATCTGAATGCCGGCGAAGCTACCGGCGCCAATGAAATGGCCGTTCCGGTTACCGCATGGATGACGCCCTTCCGCGATGAAATGGAAAACCGCGCAGTGAAAAAAACGCTCACCATTCCTGCATGGCTCAATGATGCCGCAGAAAGCCGGGGCGGCATCAATTATTCCCAGATCCTGCAGAGTGCCCTGAAGGATTATCTGGGCGTATATCATCCGTAACGACAATGGCAAGGCGCCCGCAGGGGCGCCTTTTTTCTGCCCTTAAACGGCTGCAGCCGGTCTACGGTTCCATTTACTAATTACAATCTCCGCGGCCTGAGCGCTGGTGTAGCGTGTGGATTCATCAACCCGTGAAATTCTATCTGGCCCGGATGGCATAAGGCTGGGCTTGTCTATTGCCTCATACAGTGTACGTATGCCGCACTCTTTACACTTCACGGACCAACCATAAAAGGAATACAGCGCTTCCAGTTTTAACACGGGTGTTCCGCCGCAGCAGGGACAGGGTTTCATGTTCAGCGGCTCTTTCAGCGGGCCGCATTCACCGTTATAATAAACTATGTGCCTATAAACATAGGGATCGTAGGGAATCCCCAGCAGCTCGCTTAAATCTTTTTCCATACCATTTACCTTCCGTTTCCGGGGCATAACCCAGCGTAATCCATCTTTGCCCTGCAAGCCGGGCAGCCGGCCGGATAAGGCATGTTACCCGGCAGCATGCGGCGAAGCTCGAAATCAAAAGCGGCTCCACAAGCGGAACACACAATATCAGAACCATCCTCAATCCATGCGCCATGTACCACGGCTTCCACCTCGGTTTCCGGAAGGGATCTGATTTTATCCAGGATAAAATACAGCGCGGTCGTAAAGCCGGCATTCCAGCTTTCGTGAGATCTATCAATCCGTTTTCTGTATTCATCCAGGATCTCAATCCGCAGTACATCCATATCTTTGAACTTCATAACTTCACCACCGTGCTGTTTTTACATAAAATCATCTATGGTGCCGCGTTTCAGATATACAACATCCTTGCGCGGCTTTTCGGATCCGCCCGCAGGTTCAGGGTTTTCTGTTCGCTGCTTAACTACGAAGCCCATCACTCGCAGATACATCCCCAAATCCGTCTTGTCAGCTTCCGACATAGGTATGCCGGCACGCATCATTCCGGCATACAGGCTCAGGATCATTTCTTCCGGCGTCAGCCGCCGATCATCTCCATCATCGGATCCGGCTCCAGAGCCGGCTTGGGAAAATTTACAATCTGATCATGCACATATCCAATAACGGCATTCAGCATTCCAGGAATCAGAATGTATGCGCTGCCCTTGTAGCCGTCCATCAGCTGATCGCAGGTGAAGGCGTTGCCGAAACAGCTGCAGATGAACTCCAGGCATCTTTCCAGCAGATCCTTGGAATACTCTCCGTTAGCTTCGGAATATTCCTTGTAAAGGTCATACGCCAAAATGGAATTGCGCAGGTTTACGCCGGCTGCGCGGAAGGTTTCTTCCTTGCCGCCAACCATCAAATTGATCTGAATCATTTTTATTTCTCCTTAAACAAGAATATAGGGGCTGCCATCTGGCAGCCCCTATTCAATTAGGTGGTTTCTTCAGAATCGGCCGCCTGCTTACTCAGCTGCAGCTCCTTCCGTGGAAGGTTCGTAAACCTGCTGGAAGAAGGTGCCGATAACCTCTGCAGCCTTTTCAGACTTATCGTTTACAACGCCGCGGATGTTCTTATCGCTGGCACGGGGAGCGAAAGAAGCGGTCAGGGTCGGGGTCTGCCAGTTTACAGTGCCCTTCTCTCTGGTGCGGAAGGTCTGATCGCTGGGAGCAAACTTGCCCTTGTAGAGCCACATGTAATCGTAGCTCTTATCGCTGCGCATGGTCTTGAGGCCCATGGCAACATAGGGGGCAACGTCTTCCGCATTCTCAAGGCGCACGCCATTGGAATCAATGGTATTGCCCAGCAGGAAGGCGGTACCCTCATCGCCCAGGGAGGCCATGGTCAGGGAAAGATCGAAGCCGTCCAGGGAATTCAGGATATCGTATGCGGTCACGTTATCCGCGCCCAGCACTTCGTTGGTCACGTTGGCAGTCAGGGCAACCTCGATAACGCCGGGCGCCTCATGCACTTCGGTTTCGTAGGTGGTGCCGGTGGTTTCGTCAGTAAGCAGCTTTGCAAAGCATACATTGCTGACGCCGATCAGAGTGCCGATCTTCTTAAAAAGAGTAGACATTTGCTATTCCTCCTCACTTATACTCGATATAGATCAGATCTATACGTTTGTGATACTGGAATTCCCCGCTGCGCACATCATCCAGATCGCACACGCGGGGAATCAAAAAGTCGTGCTTTTCAAGCACTGCATTCAGCCGGTCAAGCTCTGCATTGATATCCGTTTTGCCGAACATGTGTATATACAGGTTTTTCTGAACGGCCACAGGGGCGTCATCAGCAGATAGCGCTACACTGTCCGTGGTAACGATGTATGTGCAAAACTTGTCGGGAATGGCTGGGTATTGCTCCGTTTGCTTCCATACCTGCAAAAATCCGGGGATCTCTGCTTCCTGGAAGATCTGAGCCATAATCTGGTGAATCGTCATAATCCTCGCATCAGCTCCTCCATAATGGCGTCAACCACCGCATCCTCCGTGCTTTCCACGGCAGGCTCCAGGAATGGATGGGCCGGTGCAGGCTTCGGGCCGCCGTGTCCGCGTTCAACCAGGTGCGCATGGGCTGCTTCCGGATAGAAGGTGCCCACCTCCACGGCGTAGCGGTCACGGGTCTTTTTGCGGCGGCCGATCTTCAGCGCCCCTTTCAGCTCACCGGTTCGCACCGGTGCGCTTTCCTTTGCGGCACGCAGTACAATTTCTGCGCCGGCAGTCAGGGCTTTGGTGGCATGCTGGCCAAGGTTTCCTACAGCATCCAGCTGCCGAATCACATCATTCATGCTGGCGGCGTCAACATTGAAATTTATGTGGCCCATACTATTCACCTACACCCACATCATAGCTCACTGCCCGAATCCGCATATAACATCCGGCCCAGGGCGTGGGATCCACAAATTCCACTTCATAACGGCGGCCGCGAAAATTCACAGCCGCCGCCGTGGTTACATCTGTTCTCCAGCGTACAATCAGCTGCAGGGTTTCGATCGCACGCTCAGCACCGTCTGTGATTTCATCGCGGCTCTTGGCCGCACGCACAGCAGCGCGGGTGCGTATGATCTTATCCGGCCCCTTTATGTAGTGATTGTTCGCGTCTGTTTCCAATGTGGGGATCAGGATCTGCACATTGTATTTCAGCTCGCCGGGGTCTACATGTGCCATATCTTCACCAGCTCTCTTTCAGCTGATGAATAATGCCGCTGATGCCAAACGGCAATTCATCCTTGGCAATCTCAGAACCCAGCGGAATGCGTTTATCATGGTAAAACGCAGCCAGCTGATACACGCCCAAATCATACAACGGATCAGCCTCTTCCGGTTCTTTAACGCCAGCCTTTTTGAAATACCGCTTTGCAGCATCTAAATACAGCTGGAGCTTGCTGTCGGTCGTGTCGGCATCAATAATGGCGTGATCCCGAAGTCCGTTCAAATCCGCCATGCTGCCACCGCCTTATCAGCCGCGGGTGCCCAGGGTAACAAAGGGGCTGCGCTCGGTCGTGCCCTTGTAGGCGGAAATCTTGTTGCTCCAGATCGGCTTGCCGCCGCAGCGGTAGGTGAACTTGAAAGCCATCTCATCCTGCAGGAAACGTACATGCAGGGAGGTCTGTGCGTTCATGCCGCCCTTATCAATCCAGCGGTACTGGCTCAGATCCAGGAAGTTGATGTCACCGGCAGTACCCAGGGCGCTTGCCTGTTCGATCGGAACGATCGGGCGGCCCAGCAGCAGGCCATTGGGGGCAGACGCAAGGCCGCCTGCGGGCACATAAAGCGGAACGCCGAAGTTTGCGGTGGTTTCGCCGGCTACGATGCTGCCGGTGTTCATCAGGATCTGCATCAGTACGATCTCCAGATCCTGGTTGATATACCACTTTGCATTCTTGCGGTTGCGTGCCGGCATGGCGTTGAACATCTTCAAGATGTTGTTCAGCACCAGGCTGGCTGCGGCCTGATCGGCTTCCTTTGCAACGGTTACCAGTGCGCCGTTACCGCTGTGCAGAATGCCCTGGGGCATGCCGCTGCCAGTACCGTTCAGGATACCGTCATCAATCTTGAAGGTGAATTCATCTGCAAAGCCCTGGGCAATGTAGCCGCCCATGGCCGGCAGATCTTCCAGCATTTCCTCAGTTGCATAGCACACGCCGGTCAGCTTGTGCAGATCGGTCTGGTTGGGCTTGAACTTCATCTTGGTGGCGGTATAATCGCCGGCTTCAGCGGTCCAGTATGCCAGCAGACCACCGTTGCGGCCCTTCACATCAGTGCTGCCGTCCTTGCGGGTTTCCTGGTCGATCTCATTCACGATCAAGCGGTTGCCGCTGATCGGGATGCGGGTAACTTCCGGGAAGAGTACGGATTCGCTCTGTGCCACGTTCAGCAGTTCAGCTGCGTAATCCGGGGGCACCAGATAGCCGCCTTCGCTGTCGGTGGTCAGGTTCTGGCCGCTGGCTGCGCTGCGTACATTCAGGTATTCAGCCA